TGCGCCGTCTGTTTGCAATACATAACCATTAGTGCCGCCGTCAATAGATACAGTCTGAACATCTCCTAATAGGGTATCTCCAGTCACTGATAAATTACGTGATGTTAATGTATCTGATGCTGAGTCAAATACTAGATTTGTACTTGCACCGAACACTCCGTTATTGTTAAACTGAACTTCAGTGTTTGCTCCGGCTGGATCACTTGAAAATGTTGCGCCATTTGCATAGTAGTAGTTATTTGCATAAACACTATTAGATGTTACGTTTCCGGCTGGATAGTTATGATTAGTAACGATATTACCATTTGCGGCTACTATGTCTATCTTAGGTAATCCTACTGAGTACCCTGTTAATGAATTAAATTTATCTGCGGCCATGTGCTAGTTCCATTATTATATCTTGTATTTATGCTGATATATAAAAAATACGAGCATAAAAAAGAACCCAGTGAATCTTTTTAATAAATAAAAATATGCTTACGAGACAACCTGCAAGACCTAAATGTACTAACTGCAACATATCTTTTGCTAAACCCAATGGAATTAGTAAGCATGGCTTTCAAAAATGGCACAAATACTGTACAGATTGTGCAAAAGCAATCTATAATAAAAAAATACCTATGAAAAATACAATGTGTATCGAATGTGGGTTTGTACCAGAAGATTTAATTCAATTAGATGTGGCGTATAGAGACTTAAATTCTAATAACAAATCACCACAAAACATATTGACAATATGTGCTAATTGCAGTAGACTAAGAAATAAGAAAATAAGAGAAAACAACAAACAAATGGATATGTCTGTCGATTCTACGATTCGTATTTAATTTCTTCTATTTTATTATACCAATGATTATAGTATGTAGCAAGACGTTCTCTATCATACCCTCTGATTCCTAATAAATCATACATTTCTTTAACAGCATCTAACGTTTCAGTTTCTGATTCATACTTTCGCACATCAAATTCATATACAACGTTAGGTAGTGTTTTCATTTCTGCTATGTTAGTTTCATAATCAATTAGTCTATCATAGAAAACACTAATTTGAGGGTCATTCTTTGCTCGTTTTTCTACATAATCATGTGGATGCGTGAACAAGATAATGTTTGCATTCTTCCAAATCTTTTTGATTTCAATTACTTCTGGATTAAAGTGAGATGCTATAAAGAATTTATAATCATTGTGTGATACATCTTTAACATAATCCCAATAAGATATGCCTCTCCAAGGATCGATATAATCTTTTTTATCAAAACCAAAGAATTTGTTATCTGATATTTTAAGATCGGTCCAGTAAACACCCTTTTCAATTTCAGATAGTTGACCTAAAAGATAATTGAGTTTATCGTCAGGAGATAGTTCTCCTCTCAATTGTGCTTCAGCCATTTCTTTATGACCAAACAACCCATGATCAGATAGACTTAGACAATTAGCCATAAATTTACCACCTGAATAATTATGGTACCAAATTATAGTTAAATTGTCTGTATCTAAATTACAATCTTCTGGACGACATCTAGCCATTTAAAGTTCTTCGCCTTCTTCTCCTATGCCTGTGTTACCATCAGCATTTAGATTTGTTAGTTGATCTTGTATATCTTTATAAGATTCTGCTTCTTCTTCACTAACAACAGGTGGTTCAATGATTGGTTCGATTGCAGGATCAACATCTCCTGGGTTTTCAATTGTTCCTACTTCCCCTACAATTTCTTCTGCTGAGATATTCAATGCTACAGTGGTCGATGCTTCTTTCTTTTCATACTCTACGTTATCTGCAAAGTCTTCCCAGAACATTTTCATATCTTCTGCACCTTCAGCATATTTGTGTTGCGGGTCATGCCATCTTTTATTCATGTAGCCTACTTCTGCATAGTAAGCCTTGCCCATACTATCATTGTAGTCATACTCTGTCTCTAACTCTTTGCCGTCATAAAAGGCAGAGTCAATGAACTCTCCCATATTAGTTTCAACAATACCAAATGTAAATTTATATTTGTCAAATGGTTCACCGTCTGTTTCTATAAACCAGCAACCAAAAGAACCCTTTTCTGAACTATGAAAGTGTAATACAGGAACATAGTCATCTTTTTCTTTATCAATATCATCGCCCGGTGCACTATTTTGTGAGTATGCTTCTCTGCTATAGAGACATGCTACAGGCTCAAAATCAATTTCAGTTTCTGAGTAATCATATTTGCTTTCTTCATTAGTTACTTCAGTAACAACAAATCCACTATCTGCATATGCTGAATTGATGTGTTCTATATCATCACACTCCCACATATAATAATCTTCATAGGGAAGTAGTCCTTTGTAGTCTTCATCGTCAGCACTTGTGCAACAATTAATTAATTCTTCCTGATCTTCTTCTAGCATTGCATCTACAAATTCTGCATCTACTGTTCCGATTACTGTTTCTCCGCCGTATCTGCCGGCTTCAATTCTAAAGATTCTTTTCGTCATATGTATTCTCCAAACTTATTTTACTATTATACACCCGCAGGTTAGTATTGTCAAGTATTTACTATTAAAATATATAGCCATAAAAAAAGGAAGAGCCTAAAAGACTCTTCCTTAAACTTATTTAATAAGTGATTATATAATAATCGGCTTATTGGAAAGTTAAGTTTTGAACTGCGATTTCACCAACGTAGTCAGCCGCGTTACCGAAAGATGATGCAGTGTTAGTTAACTCTACATATCCGTAACGTGTCATAAATGATACGACTGGTTCGAATGTTGATGGATCTAGTACAACTCCACTGCTCATTAATGGAATATATGGGCAATAGAAAGCCGCCGCATCAGTTTCAGATGAACCTTTGTATCCAACTAATACTGCTTGAGTATCAGGTGCATAAGAGTCAACGAAAACACGCATAGCGCCGTTCAACGTACCAACAAACTTAGTGTTAGTAGGAGCTTCAAAAGTTCCTTCAGTTGTACGTGCAAATGCTGATGTAGTTGCAGATTGTAATACAGTTAAGGCCGCAGAACTCACAACAGCCCAGTTACCTGCGCCTCTACGTGTTCTTTGAGCAATCAAGTTTGCAACTCTGTTGATTAATACAGCAAGTGCCGCATGTTCATCACCAACATAAGTAGCAGTACCTGATACCGCTGCCTGGTTATAAGTGAACTCAGTTGCCGCTAACGTTCTAAGAGATAGTAAAATCTCCTGATCGATTTCAGCAGTGATTTCTTGTGCTAAAGCAGCCATAATTTCTGCTTCAACATCGATGCCGTGCTGAGACTGTGCGTCCTGAGCGGCTTCGAATGTCCAACGTGCTTGTAACTTACGTGACTTGGCTTCAACTGCCTGTCTTAAGATTTGCACACTGATTTGTTTACCACCGTTACCTTCTAAAGTTGCTGTATCAGCACCAGTATATGAAGCGGCTGTCGCAGTTCCACTAGCAGTACGTGAGTATGCTTGTGCAATTTTGAATGGTGATAATGCTTCTTCACCAGCAGTTACCGAAGTAGCGGCTGCTGAGTTGTCAGTCAAAGACTGAGCATAACGTACACGTAATGTATGAATCTGTCCAACAGGACCAGTCATTGGCTGAACGCCGACTAGTTCGTTAGCAATAACAGTAGGCATAACCCTTCTGATTACTGGTAAGATAACACGGTTAAGTGTAGCAATATTTCCTGCAGAGGTACTACCTGCGGTAGCATTCTCATTTAAGAGACCTTTGCGAGTGTTTTCAAGGATAACACCCATTGTTGAGCGGCGAGTGCCTTTTAAGCCTTCAAGTAGGGCGTCTTTTGTTTCGTCCCAACGGCTTTCTAAGAGTACTTGTGACATGGTTATTTTCTCCTAAATTCTATGTCTAGTTTAAATTAAAGCCCTGCCAGGCGCTTAAGATCGATAACATTACTGTCATCTTCCCTAACTTGTTCTTTCTTGGCAGATTTATTACCTGTTTGTGCAGTCGAAACAGATTCAGTTAAAGGAGCCTTTTCAGACTTCTTAGAACTTCCTTCGTTCAATACTGCTGGTAAATACTTATCAAATGCGTTCTTCAGTTTTGGCGTCTGAACACTTTCTAATAAAGATCGCATTACTTGAGCCTTCTCTTTGTTCAAAGATGACACTAAATTGTCTAAAGTCTTTTCACGTTGAGTTGATTCTTTAATAATGTTAACTTCACGTTCTTTTGATTCAATGATTTGCGTTGCTTTCGCAAGTTTAGCCATTGACTCGGCTAGTTCTTGTTCTCTGTCATTTAATACAGAAACGATCTTACGTGTTTCAGCCTTATCATTAAGATAAGTTGTGCTGAATTCACCTGCGAATGTTTCAAATATCTTACGACCGAAGTTATTCTCCCTAGCAATTTGAATATCTTCTTTAAGTGTTGATAATTCACCTTTAAGATGAGATGCTACAGACTTACTCAATCTAGCGGCACTTTCAGAGATAAATTTCTCTTTCAGTTTCTCTAGTTGTGTGCGTCCTTCAGCAACTAACTTGACACGTTGTTCTACCACTGCTTGTCTATCCTGAGCAAATTCTTTGATCTCTCTAGCCAATGCATGAGTGATAAACTTTTGAAGTTTATCTTGGTTTTCCAACTGAATCTTACGATCTGCACGTAGTTCTTTAATTTCTTCTGCTAACTTAGTTACCATAAAGTTATTAAATTTCTTCGCACTTTCTTTAAGTTTCATTTTCGCTTTTACACGATCTTCGTTAATTGCAGTCTTCTCCTCGTGAAATTCTTTAATTTCTTCACTTAGAGAATCTGTAATCATCTTATCAAGGGCTTCAACCATCACACTTCTGTCATGTTCGTATCGTTGTGCGAATTCATTTCTGAGTTCACCACGAACTTGATCTTTAGCCTCGTTTAACTTAGTACTCCAAGTGCTTTCTAGTTCACTTGCAACGTCTTCGTTAATAAGACCTGAATCAATTAATGGTTTGATAGCATCTAACATGCTGTTTTCCCCTCTATTTTAGTCGATTTTTAAGTCTTTGATTAAACGAGTAACCTCGTCCTTCAAAAACCGTTCTACTTGTTTATTGCCTCTTGCTTCTCTTGCGACTTCTAAAACTTTATGTCCGTTGGTCATATTCATCAGACCCTCGTATATTGCTTTAGGATATGCATTAGGAGCACTTGGTTGGGCAACAATGTCTACAGTGATTATTTCAAAATCACTGACTTGGCCATCTAAATCGTTAACGTTTCCGCTACCTCTACTAGATACACCAAGTTTTACCCCGGACTCTAACATGGTCTGAACTAACTGACCCATCGGAGTTGGTAAAATCTTTAATTTGCCGTAACCATTCGGTCCATCCATCCACATATTAGTAATCATATGTGATACACGATCTAAGTTTATTTTTAAATCATCGGGATGGTCAACTTCACCTAATACAGAATTACCTTCTTGTATTTGATCATTGAGTGTGTCTACGGCTGTTTTGATTTCAGAAACGGGGTAAACACGTTCGTTTGCGTTTTTTACCCCTCCCTGAATGAAGATACCCTTCATATAAAGAGTCTTCAAATTAGAATCACCTTCTTTTACCGATTCAACCATCATTTCTGCACGGTCGAATGATAAGTGTTCTTTAAGATACAAAGCCATTTGTATCAGTCCTTAATCTATTACAGATTTAGTGTTAGTACCTTCACCCTGTGATGTCACGGGCTTTGGTGCGGCACTAAGTTTTGGTCCCTTGTTGTTTCCAGGAACGTTTTGGAATGAAGAAGCGCCTTCTACGTCTTTAGCAGTCGGAGCAGTACGTCCTTTTTCATCACTACCTTTGTCAAAGTCAACTGGGTGTGAGTCCATTCCTTTTTGACCTGAGTTTGCAGTTACTGGGGACTTAGTGTTACTACCGTTGTCTCCCATATGTGCTGTTACTTTAGGAAGATTAATTGCTTCAGCAACTACTTCTTCGTCATCAACAGATACATCTACGTCTACTTCTTGGTCTTGTATTTCGTCTTCGATGTCATGCAAGTCTGCATCCATCTCGTCATCACGGCCTTTTAATTCGTCTTCGTCTGCCATGATTGCTTCAAACTCGTCTAATAATGTGTCAAGTTTGTCTTCGATTCTTACAACTGCATCTTCTACTTCTTCAGATGAGTTTGCTTCGATATCAAGTGTTGCATCTACATCGTCATCACCTTCAATATCAAAGACTTCTTCAGAATCAATATCAATTTCTTCTTCTTCGCCTTCAGCAACACCAGATTCTTCTGCTTGGATCTCGTCCATCAGATCACCTGTTTGACCACCTGCGCCTTCTTCAAGGTCATCCGGGTCAGTGTTTTCGTCTTCCATGATTGACTCATAGATTTCTTTTGATTTCTCAACAACGATGTTGTGGAACAGTTCTTTCGCCTGTTCTTCGTCTTCATTGATAATGAGATCGATTAATTGTTCAAATTTCTTATTTTCCATTTCCATTTTCTCCTGATATAATAAGTTATGGCTTTGTAGAGATATTTAGTGTGTAGTAATAAAAAGTACTATTTAAGTACTACTTTTTTGCGTTTTTAAGGATTTTTAGTTAAAAACAGGTAAAACTAACAATTTACCGAACGGTAATGTTAAAGACTTGGACCGGCTTCTGCTTCTGGTTTAGCACCGTATTGATTTCTAACTTTAGTTAAATGCTTTGCTTTTTCGTAATTTCTTACGTCTAACATTTTACGTAATTTTCTGATTTGACTTAGTGTAAGTTTAGTCTTCCTAGATGTTCTCCATATAGGTTTAGAGTTGTCATCTCCAACATCTTGGAATCCGGGTACTGCCGCATCAAACATTTCATTTAATTTCATAAGAGTATTTATCTTTTGTTAAGATACCGGACCAACTTCGCCTGCGCCTTCAGCAGAGCCTGCCGCAGTTGATGCTTGACCGCCTACTGGACCTGCAACATCTAAGTCACCTAAGTCATCTAAGTTTTCTTGGTCTTCAATTTCGTCATTAGTATCAATGTCTGCATCAAAGTCTCCTGTAGATACTCCGATGTTTCTAAGATCAGAGCCTGATGGATCTGCGTCTTGTGCTTCAGTATTTTCTTCGCCCCAAAGTTTTTCATTCTTGTTGATTTCTTCTTCAGTCAATCCTAAGAATCTTTCTAATGCGAAACGTTTAGAGATATAAGGGAATGCTTCCATACCCTGAAATGTACTGACTCTTGCTGTGTCTAGTTCACTCTGACGATATGCGGCAAAGTTTTGTGGGGGATTAAAAGTGATATCAAACATTTGAGTATCAATGTTAAAGCCTCTCCAACGCAAGAATAGTTTAAATTCGTCATCAAGTTTCTGACAAACATAGTTCTGTAGTCTTTCACAGTACTGATTGAATCTAAATTCTTGTATCATAGCAGTACCAACACGTCCGTCGTTTAGAGGTGTTGTATTGTCATCAGGACCTGTGGGTAAGTATGAACTAGGTACACGCAGTCCTCTTGCTAATCTATTATTAAAGTATTTTAAGTCATCAATCTCACCTAAGTTCTGTCCACCTGGGAGAACTTCGATAGATGATCCTCTACCTTCTGATGTAACTGGGAAGAAGTAATCTTCATTCATTGACAGTGGATTATATGTAGCATCTACTTTTGATT